GGGACGCACTTTGGATACTTTCTTTTTGATCCACTGGCAGATTTTCTTCCACATGGTTTATGGCCTCCACCTTTTTTCTTGGAACCAATATCTACCCATTTTTGTTTGAACCATTTATCAAGACCATTCTTTGCCATTACGAATTTTTGCCAATAGCTTCTCTATTCATTCCTCTTTTACAAAGACCACCGCCTCTAAGACCTTGTCTTTTTAATCTTGCAGTTGCCTCAGATAATCCACCGCCAGCTAATTTTATTCTTCCACCCATTGCAGAAGGTTTTCTACCTTTGA